CAAGGTACGGATAAATTGTTTTTTTTTTTTTTTTTTTTTTGCGTAAATGACCAACAATGGTACAATTGGATTTACACAAGGGAGTAGTTTAACCCGTGTGACAATTGTACATATGTGAGTGCAATTCTAAGAAATTGTAACCAATAGAAAATCCTGCAAGGTGTGAACCCTGCATTTAAAAACTACTAGAAATAAATCTAAAAAATGCAGGGCTCAACGCCCCTCACAACGACTTTTATAAATAAAAGCCGCTCCACCAGGTCACCTGATGGACTAATGCTCTAAAATATTTTTTGACCCAAGAGCAGGGTCATTTGCGTATAAATAAAAGGCGCCCCTTTATGTGCTCATCTATGTTTTCTAACCCATGAGCCGGGTTATTTACTACGCTGGAATCACGATCTCATTGCGGTAAATGATTGGACAACCTGTGAAAAAGAAGAAAGTAAAATCTTCCCCCACAGACTTCCATGATCTAATGATTGCTTGAGTAGCTGGCAATTCAGGAGTTGCCAAATTTGGATTATACAAAACGGTATCAACTTGAGCTGAATGACACCCATTAGCAAATGATGCACTAGGCATCCTTGCGGGTGAAAAGCGTATACCATTATAATATGGTACTTCAACTTCAATTGTGTCGTTAATTCCGATGTTTGTGGTGGCTGATCCGCCAGCCGTGAAGTGGCCGTTCGCATACGTCAACCTCTTGGTAGCACTTTGTGGATCCGCAAGTGCAGAACTAGATTCTGCATAACGTGGATCACTCGTAAAACCAATACGAGAAACGATAGGATTAGTATCGGTGTTACCACCGAACAAGTACTTTGTTCGAGTACTGCCTCGCCATCCTGAATAGCAAGGACTAAACCACTGGGCAAATGTTGGAATGGTAATATTACACGGATTTCCATCTACCGTGTCAACCCCCTCTGGGTCCCATCCAGGCCATAAGCCAAGGCCTTTGTCTTTGATTTTCAACAACTTTGTGTTAAAAGTTGAAGATGAAGCTCGTACGTCCGTTCGATGCAAGACATACCTTCGATTAAGCTCCCTAATTGACTTGGGGGCTTCACCAAAGAAGACATTTAAGGTCTGATCCATCACTGCAGAAGTTTTTGCAATGGGAGCAATTGGATCAGGGTTGGTTGGAGCATCTGTGGCTCCTTCCGAGGTTCCAGCAATCGCCGCTCCGTCTACAATACCTGATTGGGGTTCATAACGTAAAGCTGGTGGTGCTGTGGGCCAGAGGCCATATTGTTTCATCTTATTAGTAGACACCTCTCCAAATTTCAAATCGTCACATGCCGAAACAAAGACGTTGAATTGAATTGGTGAATCAATAGATGGGGATACGAGACTGTTCACGACAGCAACTTCTAGTACCCCATTATATTGTCCATTTGTGTTATTAAGTAATCTTGTCGTATTACTATAAAACGTTTCTGTAGTGTTCATATCACCACAGGTTAAAAATGGAGCTGATTGGCCCCATCCCACGCATATTTCAAAGTCATCACATTCAGCGAGATCGATTACCCTACTGTAAACAGTATTGTATTGGATATTTGCATCGTTAGCTCGCGGATCCCACCTTAATAGGATCTTTCCCTTGTGAAAGTTTGATTTAACAGCTTGGAATCTATACTTGATAGAACCTTGCCATTTCTCAAACACCGTTGACATATAAGCCATTGGTGTCGGATGAATCTCATTGTTATTAACCCCGAACAATAAGGGTGTGACGCGTGTATTCCATAACAAGGCATCTGGGCCCTGCACGGTATTCATCGTGAACTGTGTTAAATAGGACTCCCTCTGACAAAAGCGAGAGATATCCATTTGATCTTCTCCGTCCAGGCCGACAGTTCTTGAATCAATTGTAAGTTCTTGTTTTGAGTCTAAAGATAATTTCATAACAGCATCTGCGGCGTCCGTATTGGACATATTGCCTGTGGGTGTAGGCTTTTGCTGTACGATATCCGTGACTATTGGGGGCCGAGAATAACCCCAATGAGTAGCTAAGGACCCAACACCTTTTGCTACCATCTCAGTTGCACGCGCATATGGAGCGATTGCCGGAACAGTTTTTAATTGTCCAGCGGCGTGTGCTACTGCCGAAGCAGGACCGGACACAATGCCCTTTCCGTATTCGTCTCCCGAGTTCATCATACCTGCTTGCGGCGTATAGTTAGCCGCAGTAAGGGTAGTCTGTGACGTTGGCATGGTTAGCACAACGTTAGACGCCCAAGCGTATACAGTGATAGTTACGGGATCATCTCCTTCATTAGAGTGTTGCAAAGGCTGCATTGACTTAATAGTCATTTCACCCATGCCACTCCTATCAGTTTCACTGAGAGATATATAGTTCTTTGGCCAAAAGAATGGTAAATCCAATTGACCTCCTGAGTTGTTTGTTGGGTTCAGGAAAAAATGTGGCTTTTGTGATGCACCGATCAAATCAACCGGCAAGAAATTGCGTTCGACTGTCAAGTCATCAAATCCAGAGTACGGATTATAAGAGACCATGCTCCTACCGTAATGAAAACCAGTTCCAGAAATAATAATCTTCACGTGCAATTGGCTTCTGTACAATTCAAAATTAGCAATTTTTTCAGCAACGCGTGGATCGTTAAGGAACAATTCCCATGGATTAAAGCGCTCGAAGAAAGGTTGAGCAACAGACCATTGATATTCTTTGAGACGGGTGGGTCTTCCGAGAAACGAACCTAAAGAAGCATCTGAAGTGCTACTCAAGTTCATCGTAGGGTCCCAACCAGCGCCAATGGATGAGGTCCAACCAGCATCCTGCTCCTCAAAGTTAGTAATCTGCGCGGTAAAATTCGCAACTCCTTCTTCTTGAATAACCCCCAGTGAACCAGACTGGGGTGTATATAATGAGCGGTTTTTAGAGACCGCTCGCTCTTTATCAAAATTTGTAAAATTAGTAATGCGATTTGTTGATAAGGGTCAGAAACATGCATTATTGCCTCTGCCTATTCACACTTTTGTTTGTGGGGTTCAAAACCACTGCCGCTAAAAAACGACTAGTATGTTCACTTCATTCTTGGCCCTGATAAGCAGTCCGCCGCCATGGTATGTGCTGCACCACGCGTTAACGTCTGTAATCAGATCAGGGTTCGGTTTTGGTTTCATTATAGTAACGACGACACCACCGCTGCGCCTCCGGACAGTTTAATGACATGACGGTCAGGGTTCCCCTATGGATATGAAATGGGGATGCTATCTAAAAATTCAGCAAATCGTTCTGGGAATCGTGGGAAACCCAGGCAATCTACTATATTGTAGCCTAATTCTGTATACGTAATAGCGTAGACTGTGATGTCTGGCCTTAACGTTCCAATTACAGCTGCATATTTCATAGCCTGTTCTCGAACTTCCTTCTTGTATCTAGAGGGTCTTCCTAACACTCGCTTGCATTCAATCACCAGGGCGATATCTTCAGTAAAGTATAGTAAGTCTCCAATTCCAAGACAACGTGAAATTACAACGTACTCTTCAGCCGTTGGCTTTCCGAGATCTTTCTTAACACGTGACATAAGTTCATCTTCAGTGTCAACGGGCATAGTTTCCGTCACAGCACTGATTTCATCATCAGAGGACCACTCAACAGTCTCTAAGGTGAAACCTGAGTTATCGTCACTGATTGTTCCACTCTGGGTCGTGTATTTATACTTCTTCTTCCAAGCATCAATACGGAAATCGTAGTCTTCGTCTAACGTCTGACATACAAGATTTCCTCGACTTGCAATCTCTTTCATCTGTTTGCGTCGCATTTCGAAAGTCTCACGTCCGTGGAAAAACCACTCGCGCAAAGCTCCGTCAATGTTCTGCGCACACACCTCCTCTGGTGTGCACGCCTTAGATTTTAAGATACTGTGTAGAGACTTGAAAATGGAAGCCTCTTCCAACATACCCACATGAACTCCAAGTTCAGCTTCATACCTATCCTTTCGCTTAAGGAAATCAGCTTCATATCGATTCATATACTTTGTGGGTTCGGATTCTTTGTCTGGCATAGTAAAGACCATATCGTTAGCCTTTAGAATCTCTGCCATACTGATGTGATTGAAGAGATCAAAGCCCTCTCGGACTGAGCCTCTTGCATCGTCTCCATACGTCATTGTGGCTACCAGGTCTCGATAGGTTGCGGGCCTACCGAGTCCGAGCTCTTTTCCAATACGTGCTAACTCTGAGGGATTATAGATCTCAAAGAAGCAGATTCGATGCAATAATGAATTTACGATACTGTTAATGTAAACAGTCATGTTTTGTCCAGATGGGTTTGTGCCCAAAAAACGCAACAAAGTACCGTTGTATGCAACCAAGGGTGTACATACTTCATGTGCAATCACACGCATCCTCTGAATATCCTGCGCGGTATAGTTACCAGACCACTCTGCAAACTCGATCATAATAGCAAACGCTGCCAACGTAAGTTGTGCTGGCATACGTAGATCGTATTTAGAATAGTCTCCCGCAAGGATGCGGTCGTCACCAAATTTTGCCATAAATTCTGACAACTCGTTCCATTCAGGCCCATGCGCATTAACGCCCACGGCCATCTCTGCAACGAGAGGGTGTAGTGACATTGCCCTAGCAATAGGTAGAAAGTACATTCTGATGGCGTATTGAAGTGCCAAAGGAGCTGCTTGAAATACTCTCACCTTCTCCTTGTCCCATTTAGTGGGTTCATCCTTAAGACTAGCACCAAAAATCAGATTCATCATCTCATTGGCATCAGCACATGATAGTGCCGCTGCGATTTCTGCTTGAACTTCAGGAGTGAAATCCCGTGGGGCTTCATGTTCCTCAGTAGGTGGTAAGTCAACCATGATCTTTGACTTAGGCCCACCAAGAGGATATCCTACCGATGTTTTAGAGACCATCGCGTCTATAAACCTCTTTCCCTTGATACCAGATATTGTTTCCTGGTGAGTTAGAGGTTTCATTTCTGCTCTGTGGACATCACTCAGCGACTCAAACGCTGCAAAGAGGCCCTCAGTGTAATCATCCATAGCTCTCTCCACTTTCGAAGGAGCAAATCCAATTGAAGGTTTTGAGCATACCTCCAATGATTTGTACCAGGGTTTCCAACGTTGCATGTCAATAGATCCATCTTCCCTTTCTACGGGGTCAACAAACCTAGGTGGTCCATATTGGTTGGGCACTCCTGTCACTTCCTCAACGATTTTTGAGATTGGGGTCTCAATCACGTCAGAGCTGAATGACGACTTACCGGATACCGTTCCATACGCGACTAACGCAGGATCTCCAGTAATGAAGTTAGTGGGACATTTTGGGTGAACATAAGGACTCTTGGCGTACTCAACGCCCATCATAGAATCCTGAATATCCCGTGCCTGTGGTGCAGGCACATGAGTTTTATTTTTTGCTCTAAGTTCCGCTTGGGCAGCAATAAGCTGGGGTCGCGTGATTGCGCAACCACATCCCTTACGGGTACCTTCAACACCACCAGTATGGAAACCTAAAATCTTCTTCTCTGTCGAATCAGATACAATAGGTGCCATACACAACCCAGAGAAAGTCTTCATGACTCCTAACTCATAGAATGAGCCAGGGAAGACAGCTGCTCCATTGTAAACATCATTAGCATGGCTCCAGTAAAGTTTATCACTAAACGGAGTTAAGGCTTCTGTGATACCATGTAGGGTTGCTGGCATAGGTGTCCTGCAAAAATCATCCTCAAAATGTTTGAGCATGTCCTTACCGGGTACACCAGAATGACAATATACCATAGCAAAATCCGTATTGGGGATTCGTACTACAGAGTCCGGTTCAAGAAGCATCTTAACTTTTCCAGATACTCCTTTAAACCGGGCGACTTCAGTGTCACTTGGTAAAAGATGAGCGGGGATCAAAAATTCTTTAGAACTGAGGTAGAACGCCTCAGAATAATGACCATTGATTTCAACTATATATTGAGCTGTCCTCAAGGAGTTTCTAGCAAATTCTTGATTTACAAAGCTGCCATTGTTAGAAAGTGGGACACGTTCTGGTGTCTTCCACACATTGGCTTCCAGGTCGCGTTCCCTAATATCGTCGATTGATTTGGGTGCTAACTTGCCTTGCATAGTGAGATTGGCTTTGACAGCCTTGTAAGTTTGAGCAGCAGCGTACATTACGCCTAAAGCTCCGAACAACATGCATGCGTGTTTAACATGCTGATCTCTTACAGTTTTGAAACATTCGGGTAGCGTCTCCCGAGACTTA